AAAACATGTCTGGAGGTATTGCTCAACTCGTTGCTGTAGGCGCACAAGACGCGCACCTTGTCGGTCAACCCGAAGTTTCCTTCTTTAGATCTAACTATAAACGTCACACGAATTTCGCCCAAACTGTTGAAAGGCAAGTTATCCAGGGCAACCCAGCTGTAGGTGGTATATCTACTGTTCGTTTCGAAAGAAAAGGGGATATGGTTGGGTACGTGTACATTTCACCAAATGATGGTACCAAAGCGGTTAAATTTTCACCATCTGACTGGACAACTGCCATTTCTAAGGTAGAATTGTTAATTGGTGGCCAAGTCATTGACGAACAAACGTCCACATTTTCTCAGTACATTGCACCAAACATTTTAGCACAAAATCTCACGAAGTCTACTTCTGGGTTTGCGGAGGTAGCTGAAAGTAAGTTTTACCCACTCAGGTTTTCGTTTTGCGAAAACGCACAATCGGCTTTGCCATTGATTGCACTCCAATACCACGACGTCGAATTGAGAATCACGTGGGGAAGTGATCTCCAAAGTGCCAAATATGAAGTCTACACTCAGTTCATTCACCTCGACACGGACGAGAGAACGGTTTTGTCTTCTGCACCACAAAACATGGTTATTACCCAAACACAAAAAGCGGTAGCCTCCGGTTCTAAAATTCAAGAATTGAACTTTAATCACCCAATCAAGTGTTTAGCCACCGCCGATGGTAGTGCACTTACTATTGCGGGGGACACGAACAAAATGAAACTCCAAATTAACGGTACGGATGTTACCGATTTCAAATATGTTGATCCACATTACACGGCGATCACTTCGTATTACCATACTCCATCCTCGAAAGACGAAGGTAGTTCAGGTGAAAACGACAAATTCTTCTTGTACCCATTCTGCCTCGATACGTCCAAACTCCAACCAACCGGATCCCTCAACTTCAGTAGACTCGATTCCGCGAGACTTGTTAACGATACCGCGAACTCCGACGACGATATATATGCCGTCAACTATAACATCCTCCGTATCGAAAATGGTATGGGTGGTTTGATGTATTCCAACTAAGCAATTTAATTTAGCCACTTATTATAAATGTTTTGGCAATTAGTGTTTCTCCTAGCTTTCGTTTTTATTTTAACGTATGATCCAAAATCGGGTACGCTAAACCACTTGGTAAGTGACCAAAAACCACCTCCACAAAACGCGGAGTGTAAAGAAGGTCATTACCAGGAAATTCAGTTTGCCCAAATGGGATACGAGTGTCCACAGGAAAAAAGAACGCACATGGGTGCGATTATAAGAACTTAAAAACTTAGCTCGTATTTTATATATAATGTTTACATTCGACCGCGATACCGCTACTATAGTTGCCGTGCTCATGTGTATTGTTGCCACAGTATACATGTACAGAGAACTTAATAAAACAAAAACCGAAATGGAAGGTGTCAAGGGATTTTACGGAAATCTCATGGCACACTTATCCAGACCACGCACACCAAAAAATTTATCCGAAGATCAACCACAAAATGAGGAGATTTTAGAAACCCAAGATGACAAATCCGAAGAAGAATCTTCAGAATAATCATCTTATTCAATTATAACTTGCTAATGAGCAATGAAGAAATACAAAGCAATAGCTATACCAGTTACATTTATAGGTGATAAACCACGTTTTCTCACCGTCCGGGATCGAAGGTTCAAAGATTGGATTTTCGTCACCGGAGGGTGCAGGCGAAGAGAAATACCAAATCCATTAAGAACGGCTTTGAGAGAACTCGAAGAAGAAACCAGAGGTGTTATTTCCCTGAAAAGAGGGGAATACACGGATTTTAAATTTACAGTAAAAGAAGCTCCGGGTATTGAATTAGAATACAACGTATTCATATTTTTCGTAAACTATACCATACAGGACCAAGTTGAACTCATACGAAAATTCAACGAAGAAAAACAAAAAATGAACCTTCGCAAGGTTCAAAAACAACCTATCAAAAGAACACACGACGAAAACGATTTTATGAATTTCGAAACACTCGCGGAGTTTAGTACCAAAAAACAATGGGATCGCATAGTTAAAAACGTACTAAACAACCCAGAGTTTTACGCGTGTGTGACTTCTCTCGATAGAAAAACCTTCTCTATTAAATAATGAAGTCTAAAACCTACATTTTATCCCAAATACGCGACCTTCTCATTGAAAGACACGCATATACTCCAGAACGCGCAGATCGTTATTTGGAATTACACAGGGAAGATAAAGTCTACGAGCTCCTCGTTCTAAAAAAATCTTTAACAGAAGAACAGGAGTTTCCAGAAGTATCGTATAGACGATCCATTTGGCATCACGAATACGATGATGAATAAGGAACATAAAAAATTAAAACGTAAGATTGGTAAGTAAACATGTTTAAACTTTGGTGTAAAAACCAAGGTTTTGCACATAGCTCCGATCTATCACATGTGCTCATGGACGGTGGCGTCCTTTCTGTGCCATTTGATAGATTGAATGAATTTTATACTAAATGTGTAGAAGCATACAATTCCGGTGAACAAATATTTATTGTCGAACAAAAAACCGAAAACTATAACTTTTTCATGGACCTCGATTATAAGGACGACGATGAACTAACCTTAGATCAAATTAAGGATATATGTAAAGTCATATGTGATAAAGTTTCCAAATTCGGGGGTAAAGACGCTTTAGTATCCGTCGCCGAACCAAAACCAATTGGTCACTTCATTAAAACCGGAATACACATCAATTGGCACGGGTTCGTAGTGAACAGATCGTCGGCTTTGGCTCTAAGGGAACACGTCATAAACACACTAAACTTAGCGTACGGATCGCGCGATTGGAAAGATATTGTTGATATTTCAGTCTATGGAAACTCTTCGCGTAATACAAAGGGAAGTGGATTTCGTATGCCGTGGTCACACAAAAAAGCAAAACACGAAGCATGTTCTGGTCAGGGATGCGACGCGTGCAATAATTCAGGTAAAGAAACACAGAGTGAATATTTACCCATTTTTGTATATAAACACGGACCTTTGTCAATGTTACAGAAAACAGATCAAAAACCCTCTGTTGATATGTTACACATGGCAACTTTACGTACACAGAGTACAGATCCAGTTACAGTAGAAGGAACTACAAGGAAAAATGAAGGCTCTTTTACGAATATACAAACTAAAAATGAATTTAAAAATCAAGAAGCTCTTCTACTCGTAGAAACTTTTGTAAGAAAACATCTCGAAGGACAGAGTACTGCATCCGTTACAAAAATGTTCAAACACAAAAATCAATTTCTTGTTTCAACAACATCTAAGTATTGTGAAAATTTACGGCGCGCACACAGTTCAAACCACGTATGGTTTCATATAATAGGTGATACCATAGCTCAAAAATGTTTTTGTAATTGTGAAACCATGAAAGGCCGTTTTTACGGGTTTTGTAAAGATTTTTCAGGAAGACGACACCAATTACCCAAAAAGATAACGGACGTTCTCTACGAGGATGGTAAAGTTCAGGCGTATGTACCCAAAAAGAAAAGTCCGGAGACAAGTCAAGTACACAACCCGGATGAACTTATCGAAAAGTTTATAAAAAAGTATGTTGTACAAAAAGAAACATTTCATATCGATTCTATCAAAAAAGTGGGTGTTAAGAAATACACCGTAAACACGAACCACGAGTGTAATACGTGTAAAGAAATCGTATCTTTTAACATTATAAAAAATCAAATACAACAAACGTGTAAGTGTAATTGTCGTGCACATATTCTCACAGATAAAATTGTACGTACTTTATAGAATGTTGGCTGTATTACTAGTTGTTTTTATGGTATATTTAGCATCGTCTTTAATTAAAAAAGATACAGGAACCGACCATATAACCGAACTCATACGCAAAACCCTCCCTTATTCAGGATTAAACCAAGTTTTATACAGGGAATTCTTAGCAAATATGAACATGGCTATAGAATATAAGACACACGTAGAAATTTCAGAAAAGTTACTCGACCGCGCACTCAAAAATTTACGCGAACTCGCTCTTTACACGGTTTCGAGTGATACGAGCGTTATAGAAGAAATAGATACGTTGGCAAACCAAATAAACGCCGAATTTGAACTCGTTTTAATAAATGAAACTCTTAATAAAAAATAACGTATTTAAAAGAATAGTCATATACATTAATTATAATGACAATAAATCAAGGAACACGCACGCGTTCTGGACGCATTTCCAAAGTTCCGGAACGTTTAGATCCAATCGAAGATATACCAGAAGACGATTACTCAGACGACGATTACGAAACCGAATCTGATATCGATAGTGAAGATGATGTAGATCTTCTCGAAACAGACGACGAAGACGATTTCGAAGATGACGATAGCGATGTGGATGAAAATGGCAATTTGAAAGGATTTGTTGTTGACGACGACGAAGATGAAGATGAGGAATAATAAGCTTAAAAAAATAGTTTTATTTTTTATAAATGGAAGCTGAAGTTGGTACTCCCATAGAATATAATCCAGACGAATTCGTAAAAGACCAAAAAGAAGAAGAGCCGGAAAATAACGATCAGTATTATTTTCCGCCTCCGCAAAACCATTATTACGATCAACCACCTTTACCGGAAAAAGTTGATATATTTTCAAATTTAGATAAAACGGGGTACATTATTATTTTTGTTGCATTTTTATTAGGATTTTTCATGGGTAAAACCATGCAACCCGTTATTCTTCGACCTGGATAGGTTTACCGCGTATCCATAAGTGTTCGGACGACGTTTGTTGCCCTTCAAAATCACCGATTGGACCAAGTTTAGGTTCTGTAAAATATGCGCGACTCACAACGAGTGGGTCCTTTAGTATATCCTTTGCGACATCGGACGCACTCACGTTTTCTGTACCTGATTTACTTTTTCGATCTTCGTATAATCGTAAAAATAAACCAAACATGAATAGAACAATAAGAATGGTGATTATGTTCAATATAATACTCAACATACTTACATTTATATAACAAAATTAATTAATTATTTAGATTCTACTTCTTCACCTTCCTCAACTTCACCTTCACCTTTCGTATCCTGGGCTTCCGTGGAATCTTCCTTTGCTTCGGATTCACGTTTCTTCCTTCTTTCTTCAATTTCTTCAGCGACAATCGCGTCCGCTTCTTTAACAAGTTCTTCCATTGGCGTATCTGGTTTCTCTTTTTGAAGGCGCTCAAGCACTTCAGCTGGGTGACTAATTGGTGGTTCATCGGGTTTCGTATAATACTTTGAGTTTTCATCACCCGGTTTAATGAACGTATTGGTTCCATTTTCCATCATGTCACGTTTACGTTCAGCAAACATCTTTGCGGCCAAGGCCTGATTTTCTTTGTATCCCGTCATGAGTTCCTCGAGCTTTTCGTTCGTATAGTGAACGTCCTCGATCTTCGCCGGGTCTGGAGGAATTAACAGCCATTTATACATGTCGACAACATAAATATCAAACGTCGCATCTTCTTTTTGAAGACGCTTCGCGTGTGAAGCCGCTTCATCACGAGTCGCAAATGTACCCCTAATTTTAATACCAAACTTATCGTTTTTTTGTGGTGCTTCCGGTCCTACAATGGAAAGACACGCGTAAAGTTGACCAGGAACGGTTGTGTAATCTTGTTCGAGAGACATTATTTATATTCTAAGTATGCTTAAAAACTTTAAGTCTATTATACATAACAATGCACGAGTTCTGGAATAAACAACCTGTTCCTCAAGATAAAGTTGTTTATGAAAAAGATGGTGAAATAGATTCATCTAGAAAACTTAGGTACGAAAAAAACCCTTTACCCGAAGGGTACGAATGGAGTTCGTGTACTGTAGACGAACTCTACGAATTTCTTAAAGAAAACTATATTCGCGACGAATTTTTTGAGTTTCACTATTCGAAAGAACTCATCGAATGGGCAACACAACCACCGGATCATATAAAAGAGTGTAATATAACTATACGTAAATCGGATACAGGAGAAATCGTCGTTTTCAATTCAGGGGTACCCGTGAACGTTCGTATCAACGAAAAAAATATTAAAATGTTACAAGCAAACTTTCTATGCGTATCCAAAAATATCAGGGATGTAAAGTTTACACCCACTATTATTTCCGAACAAGTTCGGCGTATGAATATAAATAACATATGGTCAGGTATATCTACCATTGTTAAACGAATACCTACACCCATCGCTAAAGTCAAATATTGGCACAGACTCATAAACGTCAAGAAACTAAACCGAGTAGGGTTTTCCAACGCACGGGAACAGGCGTACCGTATTTTAGGTACATCGCAGTTTAGGGAAATGACCGAACGCGATATACCTCGCGTCACGAAAATGTTACGCGATCATTTAAACCAGTTTAAACTTTCACTCGACATAGACGAATCGTACGTCAAACACTGGATTCTCCCTCGTAAAGATACCGTATATACGTACCTAAACGACGAAAAAGATCAATTTGCCACGTTTTATAGTTTGGATTACATACACAAACCAAGTGGTGAAACCATAAAACAGGCGTACACGTTTTACAACGTTGGGAACTGTTTAAAAGATGCCGTAATCATGGCACGTAATCGAGGTTTTGACGTTTACAATTGTCTAAACGTAGGCGTAGACGAAGAAGAACTTCGCAAACACAAGTTCATGGAAGGTACGGGACACAATCACTATTACCTTTGGAATTGGAAAATAAGTGAAGAAATACAACCTAAGAATATCGGGTTTGTTATTATTTAAAACACGAAGTTAATTAAAAATGGTACCCGAATCTTACATTAAAAAGAACGACGAAATCAAGGCGGTTCGCGAATTAGAAGATCATTTAAACAGGGACGTGGTCGATATTATTATAAAAAAAATAGAAAAATCAAACAGACTTGAATACGAAAACGAGTGTATAAAACATAAAAATTTTGCATCATGTACAAAATGGTTTAATATATTCAAAAATACATATTGGGGCATTTTTCCTATTAGAGGGGGTAGACAATTACCAGATTCGGAAATTATACTAAACCGTAATACCTTTGGTAATACTATGAAATCTGGTCGAAACCGTAGTGATTTCGAATATGATGAAAATTATTACGAACAACGTGCATATGGGATGGACCACAGAGAAGAATATATAGGTAAAGATGGTATAAAGTATCAAGTGTGTTCTCAATACCCGTATAATTTGATATTGAACGAAGACCAAATGAAATTGGAAGGATGGACAAAAATAGATCCATTATATCAAATCGGACAAGATACTTACATAAGAGAATTTGACAAGGATAAAATCAGGTGTAAACAAAAATTACGAAAATTGTACGAGGAAAAAAAGATGTATATGAAAAATGATACTTATTATGTTAAAAAATTGAAAAAAACAAATAAAAAAATCGAAGAATTGGAGGAATCATTGGGATACGTTTACGAACAAATATCGAAAAGTTTCTGAAAACAGTTCAAAATATTGTTATTTGTGAAGATAAAAGGGAACCTTAGTGAAGTAACTCCATTTAAAAAAGAAGAACGTCTATATAAATAAATGGAGGAGATACGCAAGTACCATAACGAGGCCAAGCGTCTCCTCATCCAATCGGCTACCCGCGAAGGCGACAGTATTTTGGATGTAGGATGTGGTTTCGGTGGCGATCTTCAAAAGTGGCGACACGTCGGGGCAAACATAAGCATGTGTGAACCCAACCCCGAATCACTCAAGGAGGCTAAGTCGCGCGCTAAGAACATGAAAATACGCGTCAACTTTTACGAGGGTGATATATTCGCGTGTCCCCAAAGAAAATACGACGTCGTATGTTATAACTTTGCGTTACACTACATTTTCGAAACGAAACAGTTATTCGAAACGTCACTCTTAGCCATCAAGAATAGAATTAAACCCGGGGGTCGGTTCATAGGAATAGTACCGAATTCCGATAAGATTATCATGAAAACACCCGTAAGAGACGATCTCGGGAACTACTTTTTAACGAAAGAAACGAGTTCGGGGAACTTTGGCGAAAAGTTATACGTCCACTTAGCCGATACACCGTATTATGCCGACGGACCAAAGGTTGAGCCCATTGCACACAAAGACATGTTATTTACACGCATGGAAGATTTGGGGTTTACTTTAACACTATGGGAAGATCTTAAAGGAAACCCGGTTTCGGATCTGTATAGTAAATTTTGTTTCGTGTTTAGGAAATGATTAGTTTCTATTAGTACGTCTACTCTGAGCAGCATTACCCACTTTTTTTCGTATAGTATTTGTGTTTGTGTTATTTATTTTAGTCTTCGAGAGACTGTTTGGTGTTTTTGGCTTGTTTGGTGTTTTTGGCTTGTTTGGTGTTTTTGGTTTTACAAACTTGACGAACGTTAAATTTCTTCTAAATAATGGTTGTCGTGTAAATGGATTTGAAACGATTTTTGTGTTTGGACTAAGACTGTATAAAGTCTTAATATTAGTGATATTAGTAGATGGGTTTTTCGTTTTTATCCAGTTTAGAAGTGATTTTTCAGTTAAGTACTTATTGTATCCGAGGTTTAAGGCATTATTACCGACACTGAAATTATACCCAGATATAGGATCGTTACGTTTAGTGTTTAGGGGTACGTTTTTTCTTGGAATTAGAATTTTAGTACTTGAATTCTTAAAAATTTTTAAACCGCTACGATAAAGACTACTGTTTATATATTTAAGGTTTGGGTTATTTTCCAAATAAAGATACTCTAACTTTTTAAGGTTACCGATTGATTCTGGTAACGATGTTAAATTATTACGTCTCAAAGAAAGATACTCTAACTTTTTAAGGTTACCGATTGATTCTGGTAAAGATGTTAATTTATTATACCCCAAATAAAGATACTTTAAGTTTTTAAGGTTACCGATTGATTCTGGTAAAGATGTTAACTTATTATCGCCCAAACCAAGATCATTTAAGTTTGTAAGTTTACCGATTGATTCTGGTAAAGATGTTAATTTATTATACCCCAAATAAAGATACTTTAAGTTTGTAAGTTTACCGATTTGTGGTGGTAACTGTTCTAATTTATTATTAGCCAAAAAAAGTGTCTCTAAGTTTTTAAGGTTACTGATTTCTGGTGGTAAAGATGTTAAATTATTAACACTCAAATTAAGTTCTCGAATATCTAATCTAGTGACACCTAGTGCCCTGAGAGAATTGGGGACGTTACTGTTACTACTCATATACCTTTACCTGTTATTATTATTTCTATTAGTACGTCTACTCTGAGCAGCGTTACCCGTTTTTTGCTTTTTAGTAGGTGGTTTGTTGTTATTATTTCTATTAGTACGTCTACTCTGAGCGGCGTTACCCGTTTTTTGCTTTTTAGTAGGTGGTTTGTTGTTATTTATTTTAGTCTTGTTTAATTTGTTTGTTATGTTATTTATTTTAGTCTTCGAGAGACTGTTTGGTGATTTTGGTTTTACAAACTTGACGAACGTTAAGTTTTTTCTAAATAATGGTTGTTGTGTAAATGGATCTGAAACGATTTTTGTGTTTGGACTAAGACTGTATAAAGTGATAATATTAGTGATATTAGTATATGGGTTTTTCGCTTTTATCCAGTTTAGAAGTGAATTTTCAGTTAAGTACTTATTGTATCCGAGGTTTAAGGCATTATTACCGACACTGAAATTATACCCAGATATAGGATCTTTACGTTTAGTGTTTAGGGGTACGTTTTTTCTTATTATTTGAATCGGTGGATAAAGTTTAGTACTAAAATTCTTTGTAATAACTAAACCTTCGCGATAAAGACTCCTGTTTATATATTTAAGGTTTGGGTTATTTTCCAATTTAAGTTCATCTAACTTTTTAAGGTTACCGATTGATTCTGGTAAAGATGTTAATTTATTATTAGTCAAATCAAGTTCCATTAATTTTGTAAGGTTACCGATTTGTGATGGTAAAGATGTTAAGTTATTATCATTTAATCTAAGTACCATTAATTTTGTAAGGTTACCTATTGATTCTGGTAAAGATGTTAATTTACTATGATACAAACTAAGGTACTCTAATTTTTTAAGGTTACCTATTGATTCTGGTAAAGATGTTAAGTTATTATAACTCAAATTAAGTTCCTTTAAGTTTTTAAGGTTACCGATTTCTGGTGGTAAAGATGTTAAGTTATTATAATACAAATCAACTCTCTTTAAGTTTTTAAGGTTACCTATTGATTCTGGTAAAGATGTTAATTTATTCTCACACAAAGAAAGATACTCTAACTCTTTAAGGTTACCTATTGATTCTGGTAAAGATGTTAATCTATTATTACTCAAATCAACTCTCTTTAAGTTTTTAAGGTTAACGATTTCTGGTGGTAAAGATGTTAAGTTATTATACCACAAATCAAGATTATTTAAGTTTTTAAGGTTACCGATTTCTGGTGGTAAAGATGTTAAATTATTACGATCCAATCTAAGTTCCTTTAATTTTTTAAGTTTACCGATTTCTGGTGGTAAAGATGTTAATCTATTCCTACTCAAATCAAGAATTACAATGTCTAATCTTCTGACACCGAGTGCCCTGAGAGAATTGGGGACGTTATTGTTATTACTCATATACCTTTACCCAATTTTTTTTTGTTCCTCTATGGTAAGTAAGTAATATAGGATGTTACTCGTAATACTCCTCGTACTAATAAACGCGTTTTTGTTTATCAATACACGCGAACCCGAAAAACTCACAGAGGTTCGCGAAAAGTATAGAATACTCAGGGAACACATAGAAAAAACCAATAACGAAGATTTCAAAATGTTGTGTAAAGAAATTCCGATCACCGCGCATCACCGGTTAAACGGGTCTATTGGGTATAACGTGAATAAGGGTAACGATATAGGTATATGTATAGACGGTGAACCTAACGAAATATTTCACGTACTTTTACACGAACTCGCGCACTGTACCGTCGTCGAGTATTCACATAGTAAAGAGTTTTGGGATAAGTTCGATAAACTTAGATCGATATGCGTTTCTATTGGAATCTACCAGGAAATACCACAACGAACCGAATTCTGTGGTAAACATATTCAGGATAAATAAATAATATTTATTATTAATAAAATGGAATCAGTCTCCGATTTAATGAAAATGTATGTTTTGCTTAACTGTTTACTCGCAACAATAAGTGCGCCTCTTTTAACGAATAATCAGTGGGTAAACATGGGTTTGCTCGTCGTTATACTACCATCAATTTTGTGTGCGTTACCGAGAGGCGGTAATCTATTTGGACGTTTAGCTCTAGACGCACCATTCTTAGTAGTTTCAACTTTAGTAGGTATGGGTATAGTTGCGGGTATTTCTCAAATAAACGAACGCATCGAAAAAGATTTTAAAGATTACGGTAAAACTACGAAGAGTACTGGTACTGTTCTAGGACTTCGCGCAGTTGGATTACTGTTCGGATTTCTCATTTCGTACTTCTTATTCGGAAAGAGAATGTATAAACACTATAATGCTATTTAAGCGTATCTTCTTGCTATATAAAAAGCAATAGCCGCGACTAAACCAGTTGAGGCTAAACCAACGGCACTTCGGTGTCCTTGGTCGTTCAAAAACGATGGGACGAAGTTTGCAAGTTTTTCCTGAACTGGCTTACTAATTGCCGCCGCAGCACACACCGCAACGATGAGTGCTTCGAACTGGTCGTCAGTAAGGTTGAATGGATTTTTAGATTCCGCTTGTTTCTTTTCTTGGGTTTGTTGCGTAACCGGTTGTTGTGCCATCATCATCGGCGTTTGCATTTGCATTTGCGTCATGCGTGGGTCTTGAGACATCATTGGTGGTTCCAGTGGGTCTTCAGCGTGTCCCATAACATCTGAAATTGGAGTCGAGTCCATCGTTTGTTTATTTTCAATATTTTTTTCGGGTGGATTATTCGGCACAAAGTGTGTCGACTGATTATTATTTAACGATACCATACCGTCACCAGTGTCAGATAAATTCATAGTTCTAACGTCCGTCATTTATGTAGTCATAGGTTTTTGAGATATGTCATTGACGCATTATTCGCCTGAGTGTAAAACATATCTCGGGTACATACCCAAAAATGTATTTAAAACCCTAGGTAAAACATCCTTTTTTTCACATTCGGGTATAGAATCGTTAAAATATATACGTTTGGAATCGTGGCATACATTTATGTACATATAGTAACCACCACCTGATGAAAGTTCGTTAAATTTTGCGTATGGATAGACCATTCTCGAACTGCATATTCTTCTGATAAAGTTCATTATTTATTATATTACTTTGTTTTTGTAATTTTAAGCTTTGTTTTCTTTGTTGCATTTTTAGCATCTGCTTCCTTTTGATCTAAATATTTGGGATTGTACATCTTTTTATGAAGTTTCCATAGATCAGGGCTACCAACTTTAAAATTTTTCCTAAGTGTGGCTTTGTACCAGAATACACAATCCTCTATTTTATTACTCTTCGACGTATTATCTAACACTAAACATTCGTAGTTTTCCGTACACGCATCCATAACTTTATTAAACATATCAAAACTCGGAAAAATACCAAAAAATGATTTATATATTTTTTCTCTATTCTGAATGATGTTTTCTCTCAAAACAAACACGTAATCGACGTTTGCCCTGAGTGCTGGTGGTAAATCCATGACGTATTGCATGGTAAGCATGAAAAATATGTTATAGTGTCGCCCGTTCATAAAACATTGGCGAATACACGTATCTTTCAAAAATTTACTATCGTACATACAGTCATCTAAAAGCATGAATGTACCGTTATTTCTACTTTTACCTTTTGTACCAACTAGTTTTCTCTGTCTCGAAATAACTCGCTCTATAGCATCTCTATCGTAATCACCGTATACGAATAAATCTGGTATAAATTCACCGTAAAAATGGTTACCTTCTTCCGTACCAGAAAGTACAACACCCGCTGGTATATGCTTTTTGTAATACATGATATCCTTGACCAATGTAGATTTACCCGTGTTACGTTTACCAATAAACACACACACCCGATCGTCTGTCATTTTTTCGGGTCTGAATTTCTTCAGTTGAAGGTTCATTCTACAGTACTGTCTCGTTTTATTTCATAAAATTTTACTCACGTAAAGTAAGAATGGCTGGTCGAATAAACCTTGCTGTCACGGGTATTCAGGACCAATGGCTTACTGGTGATCCCGAATTTTCGTATTTCCTGATGAATTTTAAACGACACACGAAATTTTCAATAGAGGCTATAGAAACACCGTTTGATGGTGATGTCGATTACGACGCAACCGTAGAGTGTCGTATTCCCAAAAATAAAGGGGATCTCGTACGAAGTATGATGCTTAAATTCACTTTACCACAACCATCCGGTACGGCATCGTCTGGATACGATATAAGATACAGGAAATCTATAGGTGCTCAAATCATAGAGTATGCAGACCTTTTGATTGGTGGTCAAACTATTGAACGTATAACGGGTGATTATATCTACATGTATGATCAAATACATAACAACAAAGATGATATAGACCAAACACTTTATTTCTTAACGGGGCATGATAATTATATAGCGGTTTCATACGATTGGGATTATAACGTCCTTTTACCGTTTTATTTTTTCAGACACCCAAGTTTAGCTATACCCGTATGTGCACTTACGAAACAACTCGTCGAAGTACGCATAAAGTTTAAGAAACTCGAAGACGTTGTTATTCAGTATAAAACCGATACGGATATCATCGATCCACCCACTGATGTTTCTTCTTCTATTAAAAAAGTATCACTCGTCACTGATTTCTTTTTCGTTACGGAAGATGAAAAGAACTTCTTACTTACCCGTCCTATAGAATATGTCATCACACAACTCCAAATGTCACAGTTTAAGTTTAAAGCAGGTGAAACTAAAAAAGCGGGTATGCTCAATTTTAAAAATCCTGTCAGGGAACTGTTCTTCTTGGCAGTGAGTGACGACGTTCATAAACTCAACCCAATAAAACACGTTACCATGAAATTTAACAATAACACGATAATAGACGCCGATAATTTAATGTTAAGTTACGAACAACCTTTGAAATATTATACGGGCGTTACCGAAAACAACTTTGGTGTGTATAGCTTTTCACTTAAACCTGAAACATATCATCCAACTGGACAGGTAAACATGAGTCGAATAGCTCATAATCTTATTGAAATTGAACTCGATTCACCAGACGCTAATTTTGGACACAAAGTATATGTATATGCAGTAAACTATAACGTGTTACGAATAAATAGCGGTCTCGGGGGTTTAAAATTTTAGTGCCTTATACTAGTAATGGCTGGACGTGTTCAGTTACAAACATCCGGACCACAGGACGCTTTTTTTACGGATAATCCAGAGTACACGTATTTTATAAAGAATTTTCAAAAACATACAAACTTTGCACCATTCTTTGTTGATTTAGATGTTGATGGTGAAATTGAATTTGGAAACACCATAAAGTGTACCATTCCCCAAAATCAAGGCGACCTTCTGAAAACCGTGAGTTTGAAAGTTGAATTAAGCGCTATAGATCAAAATTTAATTAACTCATTACACCAAAATACAACTGGTATAGGATACAACGAATCGATAGGTCACGCCATGATTGAATACGTCGAACTCGTCATAGGTGGTGAAGTTATACAACGCGTACCGAGTGATTTCTTAGCGATTTATTCGGATAACTACGTCACGCAGACGAAACAACATAATTTAGCCAAACTCGTGGGTAAACCACCTTTAGAGTTGTCAGGTACAGAAGCCATGACAACAACTATAGGGCATTATTTAGGAAACGCAACTTCAGATACTAAATATTTTATCGATATACCCTTTTACTTTTACAATAATCCTGAACTCGCGATACCACTCTGTGCCATAACACAACAAGAAATTGAAATTGTTATTAAATTAAGAGACGTCGATAAATGCATTCATTCGGTAAGATCAGATTCTTCATATGTTATGTATACAGGTCTCAAACCAAAAAACTTAATAAAAAGTGCTAAAATCACACTGGAAATGGTTTCTTTGGATGAAGAGGAAAAACAAAAGTTAAATAACCAGAAAATAGACTATATAATAACACAATTACAGGAAAATAATTTTCAAATTGAACAAAGTACAGACACGAATCCCGTAAGTTATAGTTATAAATTAAATCTAAAAAATCCTATAAAAGAACTCTATTTTTTAATACAAAGCAAAAGAAAAGGTGTCAATAGTTTTTTTACAACACCTTTTGACTATGATAATTCTAACCAAATACTAGATTCAATATATTTATCACACGAACATCTTAAAAGTGTAGAACTTAAACTTGACGATTTAGAAATATTAAACGACAAAACGGGTAGTATTATTAACTTACGCGCGGTACAAAGTGGTATACATCATTCAAGAACGCAATTGTTCAGAAGATACTACTCGTATAGTTTTGCACTCGAACCCGAACGGTGGTACCCTACAGGCCAAAGAAACTTTAGCTTAGTAAAAGAACAAATACTCAAAGTTACTATGAATAGCGAAGAAGAATCGGAAAGGGAACTTAGAGTTTTGGCACTTAGTTATAATATACTCCGTGTTGAAAACGGTATCGCTAAAACACTGTTTAATGCATAATGAATCAACAAGAAAAAGACGCAAACATAAACTTAATAGAACAAATACAGGAATCTGCTATTAACATTATCCAACCCGTATTCGAAAAGTCCATGATACTTGCAGCAGAATACGCAAAAGCGTGTGGACGTACTATTGTACTCGCAGAAGATATGGAATATGCCATGAAATATTGTGCCATGAACGAAGTTGGTAAGAAAATGGGATCACATTTCCCGGACATAGACGAAGAAGAATATTCAGATGAAGAATTCGAAGATGACGAAGACGTTCCTTTTACGCGATATTCAGGTAGAGAATACAAATTCGTTAAAATGAACATGGCATATGATAATTGGAATACATGGGAACCCAAAAATCCGTCAGAACGGATGTTAAAAAATGCCATAGATAGTAATGAACACATCAGATCCAGAGGGATGGACGACGACTTCTGAATATTTTAAAATATACGGTGATGAAAGTTCTAATTCCGAAACAGATACGGAATCGGATACGGAATCGGATATAGAATCTATAAATGTTGGTATGCTCAAGGGGTATCTAAAACCACAATACTACAAAAAGATTTTAGTCGAAGAAGAATTACTCCCAGATTAAAATCTCAGGATACTATATAAAAATGTCTACTGCTGCTGAAACTGTTACACTCGTCACGCGCGAACTCGAGTCGCAATCCCTGAACGCGATCGTCGCCGGTTTTTCATTCGCGGCCGCCCTTTCGTGGATGGATTTGGTAAGATGGTTGGTTAACCAAGTTGTAAAGGTTAACAAGAACGGTGGTATGAACTACACGCTCACTGCTTTGTTCACGACTCTCTTGTCTATCTTGGTCTACGTCGGTATCTCTCGTGTTTCCACGCGTGTCCAAAAGCCAGCGCAACCAATCTTCGCGGTTACTCGATAAGCTTTGGTTTTTTCATAACCAGTAATAAAAATAATCCGGTTGCGACTATCATGAATATAGATATAAACGCATCCCATCTATGCGGATCCTCTAATTCGGGGATACTCATAGGTGGTGGAAGAGAAAAGTCTCTTTCCAAATTAGTCACGTTCTCGAGTTTATCAGTAGAACACGTTACAGCAAGTTTAAGTATATGGTTCGCGTTTCTAAAATCATAGGGTATTAATCGGTTATTGCTACTATAATAAAACTGTACCCTTAAACTCGATATCGTTTTTTGTGACCCAGAATCAAAATTGTGTTCAACCGTATCATCGACACCCGAATAATTGATCACGTCACCGCACAAAAGTATACGTCCTGTATAAAAAGGTATTTCAGAAAACACGGTTTTGTTAAATTCGTCGGAGCCACTACTCAGTTTAACAATAATCGCATCCGCACCTTGTAAATTAATGCTCCCCGTTTCGAGCGTTGTTCCAGAGGAGGCTACGTTACTTGCTGGTAAACCTAAAATATCGTGTGGTGTCGTGTACCCACTCGAGCCAGTCGCGTACCCATTCGTACCCCCGTAAAACTCAAACGTAAAAGGTGCACTACCCGTAAACGTTATGGCATTCGTTTCCTTATCAAATATAGCAGATGTAATATCAGATGAAGCCGATACAATAGCTTGTGCCAAATCTTGACCACTATAGTTTCCTATTGGTATGGTGACTGGTGTACCATTTATATCAAACTGGTTATTTCTATCGTGTATGAGGTACTGACTATTGTGTATACGTGCAGAAATGAGCGATATTTTTGTCACGTCATAAATGGGATTTTTTAAGTGGACGACGTAATCACCTGGGTTTGGGTACAGAACAGGATCGCGTTCGCTACTGTCTATATCTAAGGTATGTACCTTCATTAAAATATATGAACAATATTTTAATGAGTGTATATCACGATTCAACAACTATTTATTTAATTACGAGAGACTGTGAACCAGTGGATTATTTGCGAGCTGTCTTTTAGCCACATCTAAGCTTGTACTCGATGCATTTGGATTATAGTGACCCTTGTATGCATTTAATTTATGGTAATCATTGTTTCTATATTGTTGCGTCCATGCACCATCCGCGGCGTTTACTCTTCCGTCAATTCGTGTTGTATCCGAACGAACACTCGTGACCATACCACCTTGGTTAAGAGCATCGGCGCGAACATTCATTCTCCCTGGACCAGCCATACGGTTCGCTTTACCACGACGGTCATCTGGTCTGAACCCATATTTCATGAGTTCTTCAACGGTGTGTTGCGTACCATACGTCCTCTTCTCACCAATTTTGCTCGCTGGTGAACTCAAATACCCACCAACAAAACTACTTATACCCGGTGCAGGTTGGTTATTGTACTGATACTGCTCCAAGTTACCATCCTTCTTGTTACGCGTCGGTTCTTGTGCGCGTGTAAGCGCAGAAACCGTCCTCTTTGCACTCGCGTACCCCAAAGTATCTGTACGTAACCCGGTTTCGGATCTATTCGTAGTTCTCTTCGTTCGCTCGTGTTCAGCTCTTGGTGTTCTACCACCCATACCTTGTGCTCTACCTGGTACTGGTGGAAGTCTACCTTGAAGAAAAGCGGTCTTTTCCGGTCTGTTGTGTGAAACTTCACCAATAATACCTCGTCGACCACCTTTGGAATCGTAAGCTGGACCAGATCTACCCGGCAAAGTTGTTAAACGGTATGCACCGACATTTTCTGGGTTAACACGGAACAGCTGTTGATGACCACCAAATGCAGGTACATCCGGACCAACACCTAAACCTGGACCAACGAGTTGTTTCTCAACTGGTGAAAGATTATTCATTCTACCCGCGTCGTACATTCGGTTTCGCATATCCAGTATTTCACCTCCGGAAGATCTACGTTGTGGTGCAATTTCAGCAAACGAACCCATTTCTTCCTTGGACGTATACGATGGTTCAACCAATGGTGATAAAGGACCTAAATAATCAGATTCTATGGTGATATCTCTGTTTGCAAATTCGGAAGAGACTTCCTGTTCTTGAATAGGGTTACCTTCTACTGTATACATTTCATTTGGACGACTTAATTTTCGACCAGCATAAACTAAACCGGCTATAGCCAATATTGAGATGGGATCAGCCATTCTTATTTCTTATTAAGATTTTTATTGAGGTATCTTTGCTGAAACAAACCATTTTGTGTTTCTGCTCGTGTACTCATGGGTTCGTATGTTTGTGTTCGAAGTGGAACTTTACATTCGACGTTTTGGAGTGGGTGGAAATTTCTTTCGTACGTTTTTGCCAAGACCTTGTTAAATCGGGACGTGGATTGGGGTCTGAGTTGATCGGAAGTTTCTATGTATTGCGCTGGTGCACCTTTACCCGCCATGTACGGCGCAGTTCCATACAACATCGTGTTTGGGCGACTTGAACCGTAATTCAGGGTACTGGGCTGGGGATACACAAAAACTTCTTCAGTTGCACACACGGGTGGAACCGCGTGATCTTGTACAACTTTCATGCCTGGTTGGAGTTGATACGCCATTTATTATTACAAAATATTTTGTTTAAGCAAATCGAGTATCTACTTTACTTTATTTAATTTATATGATTTAGTTTCTCACGTCCCCGTTTGGTGCTAAACCGGAAAAGGCTTCGAGTTGTACGCCTCTTGCATCTGGATCACATAATCTTGGGTCTTGTCTACACGTGTTTTGTCTCTTACCGTGAATAAACTCGTAATAAGGGGTATTACCAATAGAAGTATCTGGCATACTTATGAATTGTCTAGATAAGGCATTTTTCTGGTATTCTGGCATAGACGAACGAGAACGCGCTGGACCATAGTTTATACCTTCAGTTATGTAATCATTCACGGGCTTTCTCACGGTAGGGTAATAACACGATTGTGGCCTATCTGGTCTGTCTACGTAGTCTGACATGAGCACGTTACCCATTGGATTATCTCTCGTAGGAACGAGACACTCTTTACCAATGTTATTATATGCCGTAGTTGGTCTAATAGAATTATCCTTTACCATATTGGATTTTTCCATTATATAAAGAACACCGAGTGCAGTAGCACCCAAAACGAAAATACGAGGATCTCTGTTTATGAGATAGACTATACATGTCGCATAAATGATAAAACGTGCCGATGCATTAACACGTTCTGCTGAAGATTGTGTTTTTGACGGCCAAAATTCAAGGACTTTATCTGTACGAATCAATTGTTTTGGATCTTCAAACCAAGATGTCATTTATATATATTGACTTTATTTTTTCAACATACCACCTAACATGCCTTGCATGGTTTTCATGAGTGCACTTTCATCTAATTCCGAACCGTCGTCTTTCATTTTGTCTGCGCACTGTTTAGCTACATTTTCAATCATGGAAAGTGTGTCTTCTGGAATAGAACTGATAGTTGTACCGAGCATGTACAAAGTTTGAACATACTGCCAAATAGCATCTTTTGTGTTTTGTGAACACGAGGACCAGTGCTTTTCGAGATTTACATCTTTCATGAAATCCAAGTTTTTAGATTCGTTTATGAAAAAGGTATCGTCTTTAGCGGAAATTTTATCCGCGAACGGCGTAACGCTTGCCATAAATCCATCAACTACTAACCGGGGGTTCGTCTCTTTCATTAAATCGAAAGCCGATAAGCATTTCTTCAAGCCTTTTTCTTCTGGAAATGTCTTGTGTAATTCCACAAGAAATTGGCCCATCATTTCGTTAAATGCAGATACAGATGTCATTTTTATACTGTAAGTGTGTATTATATCTTTAAGTAAATAAAATTAAAAAGGTTCAGTTGATATAGTTTCCTTCTTACCTAAACCATTCGTAACAATAAAAAATACTAAAATTGCGTTGAGTGCGGCTGGTTTCGCGTATGCACTCACGGGAAGCTTACCTTCGTTATTTAATCTCGCTTTAAAGTGTATGTACCCAGCTGTTAGTAAAGCGGCAATTATACCGGCCCACGCGGGATCTCTCAAATAGTCTTCAAACTCCATTTATCTAATAGTAGCCAACTTTTTTTGCACGAGTTTCAGATGCGTCTGGAAACAAAACCCCTTCTTCCTCTCTTTCTTGTACTGGAGGTGGAGCGGTATTTATAGTCCTGAACTCGTTATCTAAAGGTGACGTTCGTGGTTGTTGTGGTTCTTCTCCCATTGGTTGTGGTTGTGGTTCTTCTTCCATTGGTTGTTGTGGTTCTTCTTCTCCCTCCATTGGCTGTTCGAACGGTTCTTCTGAAGTTTCTTCCATACCTTCTTCACCTTCTTCGAGAATGTCCGGATCTTCCGAATCGCCAACTTCGGCTTCACCTACATCCAAATCTTGACCTTCTTGTGTCTGAGACATGTATGTTTGTAAAATTTGTTGAACAGGTATGAGTTCCTTTATGGAAGTTTCTATACACGCGGAAAACCTTTCGTATAATTTATCATTTCTCGCGTGTTCGTTTTGGTTTTCGTGATAAATGTACGGATCCTGGTACAAATCTTTAGCGACGTTGTTATAACACGTCTGAATAAACACTTCGTTCGTGGGAAGTTTGAGTGAAATTTTCTTATTATCTTTGTTCAAACGAACAGCTGATAAAATTTTAACACAACTTACGAATACCGCGGCTAATAAGTCATTAAACCACGCACACCGGTTCGTTATATTATCCGTGTGCTGTTTTGACATAGCATCACTCCAATTTGGAACTTCTTTTAAAAGTTTTTGATACATGACAAGAACTTTGCGACCTTTAGAAAGTTTATACGCTTCTTCGTATAAGTTCTCGAAGGTTTCAATCATGACTGGGCACATGAGTAAACACAATTGACCAACGTATTCGCGTCGCGCTTCTACTAATATATTTAATGGATCACTCATATTTGTGATTAATTGGGTTTTTTTATAAACTCGTATCACGCGTTTCGCCTGTATTTATTCGCGGCCTTTTTAAGGTTTACAAAAGATGGGAATTCTCCTAAATCTTCTGTATCTTCGTGCTGAACATTTTTAATAGATTTTTTGGGTTTCCATGAAATACAGAGTTCGTATTCACCTATTTGTTGTACAGTAAACCCACCTATTTCAAATTGACGTTTTATATACTGTAACGCCTTTACTCTGTTAAAGTGTGGGTGTCCCATGACAAACGAAGGAATCTGACAAAACAAGTATTTGTGTCCTAATTCAACGGATTGTCTTATCTTTTTTGATACCTGTTCGTATATTTTGACATACGTCTCTTTTTTTAATCGATTCCTTTTTTCAGTTATACGTGATATTTCATCAATACTGATCATTACATTTTATTGAGAACTTTTAAATACGAATTTTACCGTACATACTTTGTGGTTCTGGTATAACCTTTTCTATAAAATTTTTACTTTTTATGATATCTATTTCACTTTGTCTGACATTCGTGTAATCTTCAAACTCTCTTCCTTTTATAGACGTTTGATAAATACTTGGGTCCGATGGTGGACTGTAATCTATAGGCTGTGTCGCCAAACTTAAAACGGTCGCCTTGCCGTCAATAATTCGTATATCCGACGTAACAGCAAACCCTAAAGCAAACCCCTTATGTTTAACCGCTATGAACATACATCTGTATAGTTCCTGGTTTGTTTCTTTGTGTACGTATTTTTTTACTAAGGTAGTTTCTATAATGTACGTACAAAGACCCGTTCTTTTTGATATTTCTTTATTTGTCGCGAATACCATTTCTTGCATGAGATCATTCGTGACTTCAACATCTTTATCGTATTCAATATATTCGGTTAAATCAACAGTCGTATCTTTTATTACTATAGGTCCTATAGGTTTGGTGTATCCAGATAATCCAAAGGATTCAGTGAATTTTTCTGTCCTGGACATGCTTATGAGTACAATAAGTAGTAATAATATCAATACAAGCTTCATTATTTAATATTAAAGGTTATTTTTTTATTAATTATTAAATAATATTATACAAAAAAAGTATACCTAAAACATAGAGAGTTTTTAAAAAATGTCTGTCAATAAAAGTACCAACTACTTACAAAAAATAATTTTATTTCATTCACTTTTCACTTTTTGGAATTCGAATATATAATTATTTTTTTCAAGTGGTCGGGACTTTTTTTGACGGACATTTTATTTTTTTACTGTTTAATTTGTGTATAAAATGTTTTAAAAATAAAAGTATACCTAAAACATAGAGAGTTTTTAAAAAATGTCTGTCAATAAAAGTACCAACTACTTACAAAAAATAATTTTATTTCATTCACTTTTCACTTTTTGGAATTCAAATATATAATTATTTTTTTCAAGTGGTCGGGACTTTTTTTGACGGACATTTTATTTTTTTACTGTACGTTTTATATATCTGTGTTTTTTCGATAAAAATATTTTAACTTTTATTTTTAAGATGTCTCTTTTAATTTATAGTCCACAGTGTAACCATAGTTTAGATGTCATTGATTATATTAACAAACACCCACAACTTAAACAAATTGTTCAGTACCATAACATAAACAAATTGGGTATACCACCGCAATATAAACACAAAATTACGCGTGTTCCTACCATGCTTACGAAAAACGGTAAATTTTTGGTAGGTAACGAAATACGAAATTGGCTCGAGTCTCTGTTACCAGTACAAGAACTTGAAATGTGTGGTTTTAGTGGGTGTTCAATGACAACACTTGAAGGTGAAGGATCAAACGAATTATTTGGTTTAGACGATTACGGTAGGTCTTTACAACCAGCCATGACACCCGAACTCGAACAGAAAATAAATCAGAGTGTTTCGGACGCATACAATAAGAATATAAAGAATTAGTTTTATCTTAAAATAGTTATGAAATTAGCCACCATACAGGCTTCGGCTATAAAATCGACATTTGAAGTACTTAAAGATATACTCAACGACGTTAATATCTATTTTAAACCAAATGGTATGTACATAGTAACACTCGACACGGCGCGAACATCCCTCGTCGATATGTTTTTATCCTCGGACAACTTCGAAGAGTACACGTGTGATACCGACGTAGTGGCAGGTATAAATGTCGCGAACACGTTTAAACTTTTAAAATCCATAACAAATAACGACGTACTTACCGTAAGCATAGATTGTAAAGAATTTATGAACATCGAAATACATAGTGAAGCGAAAAAGACGTGCACTAAATTTGCCTTGAAATTACTGGACATAAACGAAAGTCAAATTGAAGTTCCCGATGTAAACATGACAACTATTACACCGATGGCCTCGGCCGATTTTCAAAGAATATGTCGAGACATGTATAACATAGGTAACACTATAGAAATAACGCGCGAGGGTAAAGAATTAAAATTGTATTGTCGAGGTGATTTTGCAAATCAGGAAACAATGATCCAGTGTACGGAAGAAAGTCCGAAAATATCCGGTGAATATTCCCTTCGATACATGAATATATTTACGAAAGCAACGAGTATGTGTTCCACTGTACAGATTTTACAAGAAGAACAGAATCGATTTTTAATATTGAAATATAACGTCGCAAATTTGGGAGATTTGAAATTTTACTTAGCCACTAAGGTACCCGAAGATCAGTAACGTAACCATCTATGGTACTCACGATTTTCGTCATACCGAGTGCATTTTTTAATTTTATTTTGGGATATTCTGTCTCGAGCGTTTCCATATCGTAATATAACATATCGCTTATTTTTACTTTTTCGTTATGAAAATCACCTCTTGGTCCCGCGTACCTTTTTATTTTATTGAGTAGATCTTTAACGGGTTTATCGTCCGAATCGAGTAATTGTGCCAAAACTATAGGAACATTAAATACTATTCCTTGGGTACGTTTAGGTGGCCATTCGTGATTCATGTTACACGTTAAGTATTTGTACATTGTATCGTTGTACCAATATTTAATACGAACCAATGTCTTCGTCACGTTTTCGGGTACGGATGTATTTTTGTATTCGGTAAAGTTTAAGGTTTTAAAATAGGATTCCGTTTCCCCGTCCCACTCTTCACGCTCTTCTTCCCAAAATTCATCGAGGTCTATTGGTGTTTTAGTAGTATCCAAAAAATATTCCATGGACGTATCCGCAATTTTATAATCCGGTCTGGACGTTATATATTTTAAAGTACCGTATACCCATAACATAACGTTGGTTAAAAGATTGACGAGCATTATATATAATTATTATATGGAAGGTAATTTTTTAAGTAGGTATAATAATAAAATTAAGGCGTGGGAAAAACTAATAGAAGACGACCCCAAATGTAAATCTATTTATGAATCCGAAATGTCGGATTATATAATAAAGTGTATGCCATATATGAAACAGTACACTGATGATCTCGAACAAGAAGTAAGCACGAACAATATATTTAATTGTAAAGAGACGACGGGTTTAAAAAAGAAAGATATATTTGATGATTATCTCATAGAAGTAGAAAAAGTAAACAACATAGATAGACCTATAGAAAAAAAGAAAGAGGAGTGTCCGAACTGCCCCGAAAGTAATATTTATCACTTTTCAGATACAAGTGATCTCGTGTGTGACAATTGTGGTACGATACTCGCGACACTTATTAGTGAAGAACTCACATATAGAGAGGAACAAGAAACGTCTGAGAAAATAGTAAACTATTCGTATAAACGCGAAAACCATTTTAACGAATGGTTATCACAGTTTCAAGCACAAGAAACCACGAACATACCACCCGAAGTTATAGACCAGTTAAGAAACGAATTGAAAAAGATAAAAATAAAAACAGTCGAAGAAATTACACACGCGCGCGTTCGGAATTTACTCAAAAAACTCAAACTAAACAAATATTACGAACACGTTCCGTATATCACGAACATTCTGAGTGGTATATCACCCCCTAAAATGCCTCAAGAACTCGAGGAACGTTTGCGTATAATGTTCAAGGACATTCAGAAACCGTTCGATGATAATTGCCCGAGTGAAAGGAAAAACTTTTTGAGTTACTCTTACGTTTTGTATAAGTTCTGTGAACTTTTGAGTGAAGATACGTACCTTAAATATTTCCCACTTTTAAAATCAAAAGAAAAGTTATACCAACAAGACGTCATTTGGAAGAAAATATGTAAAGATCTCAAATGGGAGTATATACCGACGATTTAAAAAAAAATCAAGGTTAATAATAAATGCCAAATTCTCCAAAATCACCAAAACCAAAAAATAAAACAAAATCGAAGGCGAGAAAAAATCCACTGCGTCAGGGAGTAAATTTCAACAGTTTGAGTAACATGCTTAAAAACTTTGCAATTAAAAAACGAAACACACCCGAACTTTTTCAAAACATTAACGATAAGCTTAAAAGATAAGTCTTTAATACACATAATGAACAACGATCCGTATTACAATTTCTGTTTAGAAGAAATCAAGTTCTACACAGAAAAGATAAACGAAATTATAAGAGAAGGGCTTAAAGACCCCAAAAAGTATTACGAGGAATCCAAAAGTGATTGGAAAAAAATTTACCAGATGATACCTATTATGTACATGATAAATCAGATGGAACAGGAAAAAAATAAGTAGTTACTATAAATGTCAGCGGCATTACTTGTTTTAGTAGCATGTTGTTGTTCGAGTTCATCTGTAGGTGCTTACTTCGGTGGTTTTATACCGGGAACAAAAAAGAATAAGTCAAAAAAGACTAGGG